CGAAGAACTTAACGTCGTGGCCTGTATCATCAACACCAACTGTTAATGCTCCTCTTTGAACAACACCATCTGCTGATGTATCCCATAACCAATATCTACTGGCGGTATCACCAAAAAACTTAACATCGTAACCAGTATCGTCTACGCCGACAGTGACTGTGCTGCTAAAGGTAGTGGCTCCCGCTACAGCAAGCGTGCTAGCCAATGTAGCAGCGCCATCAATCGCCGCAGCGCCCGTGACTTCGAGAGTGGTTATTTCCAAATTCGTCAGCACGCCATACACGGCAGCGCCCGAACCGGCACCATCGCTTCTGATAATAGCTTGCTTGCCATTTTGCAGGGTGTAGTTTGAGCCAGACCCTTGGGAAAATATCAAGCTACGGGAAGCGCTGAGACCGTTCTCGACGAAGAGCAGCTTCTCCTGATCATTCGGAGCAAACGTGACAGTGCAGTTCCCTCCAAGATCACCACCGTCAACATACTTGATGGCCCTGTTCATACCGTTCGTAACGGTGCCATCAGTAGTGGTCAGAGTTTCAGAAGTCCCAGTGGCTGTGATCTGAACAAACCCGGATACTAGCGTGTCGACAATATCCATATTGGTATTGACCGTCGCGCCCCATGTACCGGACTGTTCGCCGCTGCCGGGCTTCTCAATGCCAGAATTCGTTGTGTAGGTGGATGCCATATCTCTCTACCTATGCTGCTTTTTTTTCCCATGAGGGTGTCTGGCTGGGATCAATCTCACCCCAACCCGGTGTCTGGCTTGTATCAATAGTAGCCCAAACATTAACGCCTTGAGTTTCTCCTGTGGCACTGACGCCCGTCACAGAAACAACCGCTTTACCACAGTTACCGAAACATTAGCCACTCCCGTTACCGTGAGAGAGCCGACGCCGCCCGTCCCAGCAAGGCCAGAAGGCGTGACAACGGCACCACCAATAGCTGTGACAGAACCGACGCTGCCCGTACCAGCCACCCCAGTAACGGAGGTTGTCGCACCGGCAGCAACCGTGGCCGAACCAACGGTCCCTGTCCCCGCAACGCCCGTGACACTAACAACGGCCTTACCGGTCGCCGTGATGGAACCGACGCCGCCAGTAGCTGCTACACCCGTAACAGAAACATCGGCTGCGGCTGAGGCTGTAACAGTGCCTACGGCCCCTGTTCCGGCGACTCCCGTAACAGAAACATTGGCTGCGCCAATCGCAGTGACCGAGCCAACAGCCCCCGTCCCCGCAACTCCCGTAACCTCAACGGGAATAGGGCCATTCCAAGGACCGCTACTCCACGTCCCCCGTGACCAGCCCGACACATACGCCATGATCTACTCGTCAGGCGATACGGATAATCGCGTTACTTGCGTCTGCCGCAGGGAACTGAACCGTGAAATCGCCAGCCGTGGAGGTCTTGTCTGCTCCGAAATCCAGAACCAAACAGGTCGGATCTCCACTGGCTGAGTCATTATACAGTAAAGCGCCCCGAGCGGTTATCGTCGCACTGCTCCACGTCGTATCGGAAAAATCTGTTAAGGCGGTCGTACCACTCGTTGTCGGGTCAACTCTTGTTAATGAGTTCCCCTTCGCGGTGTAGTTGGTGCCGCTCACCTCATTAGTCGAAGTGTATGCAGTGGTCGCGGCGGTGAAGGTAGCACTGTTCGTATAAAGGGCGAGCCTGAACGTATTGCCGCCGCTGTTCAGGAAGTTGTGCTTTGCCTCCATCAACTCCTTCTTGAAGCTGGTACACATGAAATTCCCATCAAAAGCCATATCAGGCCCTCCTAAGCAAATCGGTTAAATCCTCATAACCCCCCTTGGAGGCTATCTGGGCGCAACGATCTCTTTCCGACCGCATCGCCTCCTTGACATAGTGATGAACAATCACCGCTATGCGCTCACGAAACTCCTCGGCTTGCTGCTGTATCACGGGAGGAGCGTCCGCGCTGACATACACAATTTTTCGACAGCACAATTCCGTAATTTGTTCTGCCGACAAGCCACCGTCCTCACTCGTCTCAACCACCACAGCCATAACCGGAGAGGCTTCTAACCCAATCACCCAGAAGTCCCCGTCATCATTGGCTGCCCATTCCTATACAAATCTCTCTGATCGTCGAACTGCCCCACCTTCTGTATGCCCTGCAATGCCGACCTGTAGCGACTCTCATACAGGTTCAGCAGATCTGCCTCACCCTTCATAAAAGTGTAGGCTTCGATAAGGCAACCATACAAGAGAGCGGTGGACGCATTGTCCCCGATCCATGTGGTGGTGACGGAACTGGATATCTGCGCGGGCTTCGATTTGTAGTGAAGCTCCGTGGTGTAGGTGGCGTCAGGTTTCGGAGCCAGAATGAAAGCCACGTCATTGAAGTGCCCGTAGTAGCGGGGAGAACCAGTCGAATCCGTGTCTGGCGAGAACTCCCGCATGAAGGAAACATCCTTCGGGAGCAGATAGGTGTAGACATTGCCACTATCGATGACCGCAAGAGAGAACGAAGTTAGAAAATCCGTCGGCTTCGTCAGATAGAAATTGCCACTTGTGATCGATCCCTGAACATTCTTATGAAAAACAGGAAGATCGATATCAAAAAGAATTCTCATATCAAAAAGAATTCTCTCCTCCGCCTGCCCGATGAAGTTGTCGATGTTGTTGACGAAAGTGGTCTCCGTGTTCTCGGTGTAGTCCTTGACGGCCTGAACAAGCGTGGAATAGTTCATCAGTTCATGTAGCCCGATGGGCTCCCCCTGCCATTCAGTTCCAGCATCTTGAGGATATATTTCGCAAAATAATCCGCATGCTCCACATCAACAAAACCATCAAATGAAACCTGAACCATCGGTCCCTCGAAACCCGCACCAACCTCCACGCAATACTGAACACCCGGAAACTCGATAGCCTGCTCCGTCAAATCCATTTCTCTTGCCGTCATGTTGACACCGTCACCGAGCCCACCTCTCCCGTGGCCTCCGTACTCGTTTGCGTCGAGAAACCATAAAGAAAAGCTAAGGAATTCCGATCACCCACGGGAGCCCAATTCCACACTATATTGCGGGCGACTTTAAGGTTCAGGTCAGGACGCGGTCCACGCAACGCCTGCGGATCATCAACCGGCAACTCACCGAGCATCAACTGCGGCTGATCCTTATCAAGCATTGATCGGCTAACTTTTAATCCCGTGTCCCGACCTGCCACGATCTGGGGCACCAAATCCTTGAGCTTATGGGTAAAGCCGCTACGGTCGCAAATCCCAAGAGCCCTTTTCCCCGCTGCAAATGTAGCCATCACACAATCCCATAACCGCCGGGCACCACCTGAAACGATGCCTTGACACGATCCTCGGCAGCGCAGAACGCAAACTGCTCGTCATAAATCGCCTTCAGACCCTGAATCCGGTTGAGAGATTCCGGCCTTTTCATGGAGATGTAGTAGGCAAGACCCGCCGTCAGGGCCGGGAGCCATCTATCCGGGGCATCATAGGTGTTGGAGCCAGCGGTCCCGGTGTCTTGTATTCTCTTGATGCGCCAGTAGATCAGCTTGTAGGTCTGCGTGTCGTCGGGAATGGGCCAGAGAGTATATTGGGGAGAAGTGGTGCGCTGGAAGTAAATCTGAAGGGGCTTCGCCTGCGTAAGTTTGTTGGGAATCGCAGCATATGTTGGCGGGCTAATTCTTGTTATTGAAGTGTCTGTTTGGTTGGCAGTGTCGGCGTCATCGGTACGGATCATCTGATCCAAGAAATCAATAGTACCAGAAGGGAAGCTATAAGTGGCCGTACCTGCGATCAGCGTCTCGCTGCCCTCCTCTATCGTCCATAGGTTCAGGCCCCTGTTGATCCATTCCAGAGACATTATATCCAGACTGCGTCTGGCAGTCTTCAGGTCATACCCACCACGCATCTCGACACCGGCACGCTCATATGCCTCCTCGCAAATATCAGAAATATCGAGGGTGAAAGCAGTCGTGCCGCTGGTAGCCATTAGCCTTCCTCCACTTTCTCACCCATTTCAGGCAGACCGCTTGCGCTTGGAGGGTTTCCCCTTCTTCTTCTTCTCATACTTCGCAGCGGCGAGCTTGCCCTTGGCGGTGTACGGAAATTTCTTACCCCTTACATTCGGCATCTACTTCTTCCTCTTCGATGCACGCCGTCCTTCAGACAGCGCTATTGCAATTGCCTGTTTGCGACTCTTGACCTTCGGTCCTTTCTTGCTTCCAGACCGCAAGGCCCCCTTCCCGAACTCATGCATGACCTTCGACGCCTTTTTCTTTCCGCGTCCGGTCAATTGCTTCGAAGTCTGCGCTCGCGAAACAGCCATTTCTAGGGAAGCGACCGGGCGACCATAAGCCTGTCAAATTTCTCTTCAAGCCTATCAAATCTACTCATCAGGTCTTTCATGTCCTGCTGGAGATCACCCTTGGTCACATAGGTTTTCGCCACTTCTTCTCTAGTATCGGCGATTCTCCGCCGTACATCCTGAACCTGACCGCTAACCCCCCGAACCCACCAAACGAATAACGCACCAGCTACACTCAAAATGAGATTCCAGATCATCCCTGCGTCTTGTGGCATCTCACATCACTCATGCGTAATACTTAACAGCACGGATAACGATCTGGTAAGCATCACCAGAGGCCTCCGTGCCGAGGGTGGAGAGAAGAACATCTCCGGTCGCATTGGTCCCATACATCTTCAGACCACCGACATCGGCGAAATCCTGATGTGTCCAACCTACCCCGGCGTTGAATGCAACCACATCGGTGTCTGCATCATACCAAAGCTGGAC